CAAATTTCATTGCCGCGTGAGATTCGTGTTTTCGGATTGGACAGGAAGAATGATCGCCGCAAGGAATATCAGCACAAGCTGACAACCGGTCGTGTGCTGCATTCGATTCGGCCTGATGGCAATGGGAGTGCGTGTGCATCACGGTGGACTCGCCAGATCATACGTACGTTACAGATGACTACATTGTCACGCACAATTCGCTCGCGTCATTCGTCGAAGTAGCTCGGGCAGCGACGAATCAGGACCCCTACAACAAGTATCCGAAGAATGGGGTAGCGGTTTGTCTTGGCTATGGAGAGGGCCACATTGGCCGCGTGATTCATCGCTATCTGTTTCGTTACGGGGCGTTCAACATCATCCAGGATTTGAAGACGGGCGAGTGGAGGACCTTTCGTCCTTGGGCTGCCGACAAGGAGGTGATGGGGAAGTTTGGGGACGCTGGTCGTGAGGAGGAAATCCGTCCTTCGCCACCGCTCATCCCGAAGCGATTCATCGAGGGGATCGCCTGGGAGAAGCGAGCGAATCACGTCTTTTCGTTAGCCACGCTCAACACGGGATGGGAAATACACGCCTTCAATTCCCAGGGTGAAGCGGAGATGGCCCAGGGGTTTCAGGCGGACTTGTTCCTGATTGACGAGGACGTGGCAACCGGTGGCTGGTACGTGGAGGCGCTGGGGCGCACTGCTTATCGCAAGGGCAAGATTCGATGGAATGCGTTGCCGCACAACAAGACGGAAGACTTGGTCCAGATGGCGCAGCGTGCCGAGGATGAGGAGGGGAATCCCAACGCGACGACAATCTGCCTACGGGCCACAATGTTCGACAACCCCTATTACCCGGAGGAGTCGAAGGAGCACAACGCGAAGGCTTGGAAGGCAGCGGGCGAGGACGTATATCGGGCGCGGGCGCTCGGGGAATTCACTATCGACTCGACCCGCATGTACCCGACGTTCAGCAAGGAAGTGCATGACGCCATTAATCGCTTGACGTTCATCGAGCAGGAGCATGAGCGGAACGGTCGCCAGATGCGGGCCAAGGTGCAGAAGGTCCTGACGGAATCCGGGGGCGAGCCGCCGATGGATTGGTGTCGCTACATGGTGTACGACCCTGGCTTTAACGTCGGTGCGGTGACGTTCTACGCGGTGCCTCCCCCGCACGAGTTTGGCAATTTCAAAATTTGCTACGACATGCTGTATCTGACAAACTGCACGGCCAGCAAGTGGGGCGACGAAGTGGAACTGAAGATGCGCAACAAGCATTTCCAGGACTTCATTATCGACGCGCACGGTGCTCGCTTGCGGGAGTTGGGGTCAGGCGTTCTTCCCCGCAGGCAGTACGAGATGGAGTTGGAGAAGCGGGGCTTGGTGTGCGAGGCGCGAGGTTCTCGATTCACCAGCGGATCGGACGACGTGAAGGGCCGCGAAATGGCCGTTCGCACGTGGCTGGAAATTCGCAGTGGAGAGAATCCGTTGGAGCGGGGCTATCCCACGTTGCTGATTAACATGGACCGCTGCGCCAACCTCGTCAAAGAGATTCTCCAGTTTCGCAAGAAGATGGTAAAGGTTGCCGGGAAAGAGATCGTGTCGGACGAGGGCAACCGCAAGACCGCCGTTCACGCGGTGGAAACACTGGAGTATGCAGCAGCGCATGGCTTGCCCTATGTGGCGCCGCCGCGCAGGGTGGCTGCATTCAAGACGTACGCAGACGAAATCCGCGAAGGGCGGAAGTATCGCGAGGCTCGCCGTCGAGCACGCGGACAGGGCATGGGCGACGGCAATGTGAATCTTGGTCCCCGGGGTGGTTCGGAGGAGGAATGGTAATGACAGCAGCGTTTATTACGGAAGCGGTGGATTCTCAGGAATCGGTGCAGAGTTGGAAAATGCCGGAGATTCGGCAGGGTACGTGTGTGACGTACTACGACTCCACCTTGGCAGAGCAGCGGAAAGTGGTGGGCTATGTGGTCAAGCTGAACAAGACTGGCCGCACGGTCACCGTGCACGTTCCCAGCACGGGTCAGGTCATGGAGCAGGTCCGGCACTTCAACGATCCCAAGCTGAAGATTGCGCCGGAGTTTCGCGAAAACGGCGCTTGGGATTATACTGACGACTGGAAGCAAACCCAGCAACGCATTGCCGACCTTGAGCAGACCGTTCACCGGTTGAACGAAATGCTTCAGGTTCCGACTGCCCGGCAGACGCGGGCCAAGACTGCGGAGTAATTGGGTATGCCTTCCCATCCATTGCGTGCGACGGTATCGGACTGGCTGGCCGTAATCAAAGAAGGCACGCGGTGCCGACACGAGCGGTTCGGCCAGTACGCGGAGGAGTGCGAGAAGTTCTACGACTCCGCGCACAATTGGATGTGGAAGAACGAGTATTCCCGTGGACCCCAGGGATTCGTGGAGTCTGCGGGAGACATTCCCTACCCGACCTTTCACATGACGGTGAATCGGGTATTTGAGGCAGTGGCTCTCTTTGGCCCTGCCATGTTCCAGCGTTATCCGCAGGCGACGGTCACTCCCCAGTCGCCCCCGAGGATTCCCCCGGAGCTATACGGAATCCCGCCGCAGACTCCGCAGTACGACGCGATGATGGGGATGCAGGAGCAGGACCGGCGGGTGAAGTCGATCATCGCTTCACTCAAGGAGCACTACCTGAATTGGCTGCAGGTAGAGACGAACAAAAAGCGTCACGCGCGTCGGTCCATCACCGAAGCGTTGGTCGCGGGCACGGGAGTGTTTTTCCATGAGCTTCACCAGTCTCCGGGGAGCACCGTGCGGACGCCGCGGAGTCGGCACATTTCTTGGCGCCAGGTGATCAAAGACCCGGACGCCAAGTACGACGAGGACATTCAGTGGATCGCAGTGCAGTGGACGCATCCGGTCAATCTCGTGGAGGAGAAGTTTGGATTGCCACCGGGGTCCCTCAAGGGGCACCAGCAATCGAAGCGGTCCCAGGTCAGCCGGCAGGGAGTCAAGGATGCCAAGGCCCGTGGCGTTGGGGGCGAGAGCTTCGACTTGTTGACGTACTACGAGGTGTATTCCAAGAACGGGGCCGGGGACAAGCTGAAGCGAGCGAAGACGGAGTACGACTTAGAATCGCTCGGCAAGTTCGTGCGATTGGTCGTGGCCGAGAATGTTCCTTACCCGTTGAATCTGCCGGATGAGGTACTGAACGATCCCGAGGCTGTGTTGGATGCCGTGCAATGGCCGATTCCGTTTTGGCTGGACGAAGTGTCTGGCAACGGCTGGCCGGTGACGGAGTTGACGTATTACGACAAGAGTTCCAGTGTGTGGGGCGTTTCGCTGTTCAAGCCGGTCATTGGCTGGATGCGCTTCGTGAACTGGTGCATGTCGTTCCTGGCCGACAAGGTTGCCGCGTCGAGTCACGATTACGTGGCCGTGATGAAGTCTGCCGCCAAGGAAATCAAAGAGCAGCTTCTCACGCAGAAGGGTCCCATCAAACTGATTGAAATCAGCGAGATCATGGGCCAGAACATCAACGATGTGATTACGCTCCTGCAGAAGCCGACTTTTGACGTTGCCATCTACAAGATGGTTGAGTCGGCGATGGAGCAGATTGACAAGGGCACGGGCCTGACCGACTTGGTGTACGGCCTGTCGAGTACGCAGATGCGTTCGGCGCAGGAGTCGATCATCAAGGACGACCGCGTTTCCGTCCGTCCTGACGACATGGCTCAGAATACCGAAGACTGGTATTCGGTGTCGTTGTGGAAGGAGATGATGACGGCAGCCTGGTTGCTGGAGCGCGAGGACGTGGCCGGCGTGCTGGGCGAGATGGGGTCGGAGGTATTTGAGCGGTTCGTGTTGAGCGAATCTCCCGAGGCCGTGGTGCGAGACTACACGTATCGCATCATTTCCGGTTCCGCGAAGAAGCCGAACAAGGCGGCGATCCTGCGGGGGCTGACGGAATTCGGCAATGTGATCATGCCGGTGCTTCAGCAATTTGCCTCGCAAGGGATTACCGCTCCCTGGAACGCCTATACCTTGGATGTGGCGAAAGCGATGGAGATTCAAGAGCCAGAGCGATACCTTGTGGAGTTGCCGCCACCTGAATCGCAGGGTCCGTCTCCAGAGCAGTTGAAGCTGGTGAACGAACAGCAGAAGCACGAGCAGAAGATGGTCCATGCCGAAGACGAGCACGACCAGACGATGGAGTTCGAGCGTGAGAAGATGAACTTGCAATTGCAAGGGCAGCGGCAGAAGAATGCCGTAGCTGCACGAAAGAAAGCATCCAGCAACGGGAGTCGGTGACGTGAGCTTGATTGCCGAGAAAGACTTCAAGGTGGCTACGAAGTTCTGGGCCAGCCTGACAGACGTGGGCGGGATCATGGAGAAATATCCCGAAGCGTGGAACGACTCCGAGTTGTGCGAGGACTGGGTGTTCCTGGGTTGCTACCTGCATTACCGGGAGAGCGGGGTAGACCATTCTCTGGCAGCCATGCAGGCTTGTCGTCGTGGCCCGCATATGAAAGGGAGTGACCGGGCGTTCATGGAAGGTCAGCGTCGCAAGATGGAGGGCTCCAGTGACGACTTGATGCGGGACATGGTGAAGATGGCCAAGGGCGCCGGAATCAAAACTCAAGGACGGTTTTATATGGCCGGACTCGCTGACCGGAGGGGGTATAGAGATCCGGGGGCTTGGGTATCTTCGATTGACGATGTGAAGCGGGTGTGTCGGGAGAGGAATTACGAGTGTCGGGGGATTGTGGAGCATCGGGCGGATGAGCGCCCGCCGGCCCCGAAGAAGGCGATTGCGGAGGACATTGTAACGGAATTGGCGTCCAAGGCTCTTGGTTCGGATACGGAGCTACGGCGCCGGGTATGGGAAGGGGGCCGCAAAGCTTACGCTGATCTGCGTGAACAGATCGCAGCCAAACATGCCCGTAAGGTGAAATCCGGTACCTCAAAGCGTCATTGACCCATTCGCGCTGGATCATTCGTCGTTGCCAACTATTGACGAGAAGGTTTGCTGTCTTGCGGCGGTGGATTTTGTCGTAAGCGTTCAGGATGCTGAGGTGGTACGCGATGCCGGGATTGTGGTACACAAAGCGGAGGATGCGGTAGCGTTCCACGTCGTACGCTCCTCCAAGGAAGACGAGAGGCATGGGCGAGGTATCCCCGAATTCCCCATCGGAGTTGTCGGAGAATGCTGGCCATCCCATGCGTGACGCGGTGATCAGCCTGGTGATGTTGCGGTAGCGAATGTAGTTCTTGAATTGGTAGGAGTTGGAGCAGAGGTCAAAGATTTTCCGTAGCATGTCGCCGAAGATTCGGACGGTGTGATGCGGAATGAAGTAGGTGGCTTCCTCTTGGGTCGTGTCGATAGACCATCCCGGGGGGCAGATCGCCATGGTGGGGCGTGGTGGGCTTTTTTTGTAAACCGGCTTCTTTCGGTAGAGCTTGCGTTTTTTGGACTCCGGCGTTTTGGTGCAGTAGCGTAGTTTGAGTTTGGAGCGGAGAAGTTCTCCGGTTTTCTTTTGATCGGCCAAGCTGATGAAGATGGAGTCTTGTCGGTAGGCGAGGATGATGTCGTCGGGGCTGGACTCATCTACGAAAATGGTGTGGCCATAGGGGCGATTCAAGAAGGGGACCTTCTGCCCCTGCATTTTTTCGGCGTGCATGACGAGCTGATGTGTCTTCTTGAACCGAGAATTAAAACGGATGTAAATCGCTTTGAACTGGTCATCCAACGGGATGGGCGAACCGTCGTAAACGTAACCGAATACTAAGGGCATGGTGTTGGTATGGCGAAGCTAGTGGACAACCAGTTTGTCTGGACTGCCCAGGATGAATTGGAGCGGTTGCTGGCGACGCAGGAGTTGACGAATTCCGGCAGGCAGCGGCAGTTGGCTCGCATGGCCATTCTCAATGTCTTGCGCGACATGCCGAACCGTACGCGGTGGGCCTATTATAATCGGCAGTACACCCTGAGAACGACGGCAGACCAGACGGGAACGGTCACGTACGACCACACGGGCGGTTCTTCTGAGCGACTGCTGACGCTTGCCACGGCCACGCTTCCCACGGACGGAACCGGGGAATACTACACGGTGCTCATCGGCGAGGTGGCCTACGACATCGAGCGGGTGCTGACCTCCTCTACCTGTCAGTTGACGGAGTTGAACAATCCCGGAGAAGACGTGGCAGCGGGAACAGCGTGCACGGTCTACCGTGCCTATTACCCTTTGCCGACGAACTTTCGCAGGCTGTCCCACGTGTGGGATATCGTATCCGAGAAAGAGCTTCGCCAGGTCCCGATGGATCAGTGGCAGGCCGGAATGGTTTCCGTGCTCGGGACGGTCGGCGAGCCCGACTTTGTTTCGGTGGTGAATTTTGGGGAGTTGACGGGAAGCTTGGCGTTGATGTTTGCGGCGCCCCCGGATTCTGCCCGGTCGTATTCTGTCGCCTACGAGGCAGGCCCGGCGAACATCAGCACGTGGAAGTATTCCAACGGCAAGGCCACGACATCGAGCGCCACGGTGACTCTGAGTGATGGAGGTGTGACGGCTACGAACATGGTCGGGGCGATCATGCGATTCACTTCCAGTACCACGCACGAGCCTACGCCTTTGGTGGGTGGACTGGACGGTACGGACAACCCCTTCACGTACCAGAGGCAGATCATTGCGAGGCCCAGTTCCAGCACGCTGACGCTGAACGCCACGATAGACACGCTGACGGCGGTGAAGTACACGATCAGCGATCCCATCGACATCGAGCCGGGAGCGATGCTGCTGGCATTCCAGAAGCTTTGCGATGCCGAGTATGCCGCCCTGCTCAAGACGAAGGATCGTGGCAATCTTCAGACGGAAGCGTTAATGGCCTTGCGTTTGGCGATGGAGAATGACCAGCGTTCAGCGTATGCGGTGTCCACGTGGTCACCGTACGACAAGTTCCGCAATGTGACGGTGACTACGGAATGAGCACGTACCAGGACGCACTCGACGAGGTGGCCCGCCAGGTGCGGGTCATTGGCACGCGGGGGATGCTCAGCGATCCCGTATCCGTTCGGTATCTCGACTGGGAGGACGTGGTAAAGGTCGGAGGAGTGACCGTTCGCTACACGGACGACTATCGAGAGAACCAGGAAGGCACCAATGTCCGAGACATCTACGGATACCCCTGCCACGTGCTCATCTCTCAGACGTTTCGCCTTCAGATTGCGGACGACCTATTGACCGCGTTCGATGTGAAGCAGAACGTGCGAGGCTACTTCCACAACAAGCGTCGCATGTCAGGAGCGTGCTCGGAGGGGATGAGTGAATTGCCGTGCGTGGTGACGGACGGACCTCGGGCGCCACAGCGATTCGCCGACAAGCTGTTCCTGTCGCTTACGGTGTGGTGTTGGTTCCTTCAGCCGCGAGACGCCGCTTCCTACGTTCCCTAGCTCGGGCGGCGATTTGTCTTTGCAGCATTTGCAGGCCAGCAAACTCTTGAAGTTCTTCGGGAGTCATCGTGGCCTGTTCTTCGGTGGGAATGTACGTCGTTTGGAATGTCCTTCCCCCGAGTCGCTTGATCATCCGATTGGCTGCCTCTTGCAGTTCTGCCTCTTGCGCGCCAGCGGACACGTCGGTAATGCGTGCACCGGTGAGGAAGTTAATTCCAGCGTCCGTCCACGTCTTGCGTGGATCGGTCAGCGTTCGCACTGAGGAGATGGCACGACTCAGCGGAGAGTTAGCCGCGAGGAATTCAAGTCCTTGCGATCCAAAAAGAGGCTTTGCTCGAACGTCGGCCTTAGGTCCGCCAGCCAGTTGACGAATGTTCGCCAAGGTGCGACCCAGGTTGGGGTCAAGGTCTTCCAGGGGGCGGCCGCGCTGAAAGAGGGATCGTCCAAAGGAAAGTTCGGCGGCAGCTTTGATGGGAGGCGTGGTACGGCTGAGGAGTTCCTGCATCGGCGAGGGGAGGAAGGAAAAGACATCCTCTTGCGGTAGCCCCAATCCCGTGATGAACCGCTTGGTCCCATCGGCAGTGCCGCCGAGGGGGATGGCCGTCGTTTCTCGAATCCAGTTGGGGATGGGCGTGTCTTGGTCGTCGTGGAGTTTAGCAGCGGTCTTGATGCTCTGCGCCAGTGCACCACCAGGCCGCTCCATAAGGGTCTGGACCACGAGCGGAGCCATCTTGCGGGTAAAGCTGTAGAACAGGAATCCACGCTTGAACAGTTCTCGCTCGGCGGGCGCGAGTTCCGTGTAGTCAAAATGCCGCTTCTTCACTTCGAGTGCTGCCGCCGCCGGTTCGTAGCCTTTGCGACGATAGTAAATGTAGAGCGGGACGCGGTTGTAATATTCAACCGTCTGCATTGCCTTACTGCCGAGTTGCATCACATTCTGGTAGCCCGTGTCGATGGCATTGGCAATTTGGCTTTGCTTAAGTGATTCTGGCAGCGGAATGAACGGATTTAGCGGAACATCTTCGGAACCAGTGGCCATGCGTTCTCCGGATTGTGCTCCGTGAACGCGATAAACCTCCATTTCTCGTAAGTAGCTTCGATATTGTGGGTTGTTGGTGTCTTTGGCCATGGCGCGAGCTACTTGCACAGCGTCCATGTACCGCTTCATGTCCTCGGGGCTGTTGATTGCTCCCGTGGCAAAATTGACATACTGTCCACTGGACAAGTTGCGCATGTGGAAGCTGGGGAATGGGAGCGTTAAGTTGGCCCGCATGAACCCATTCACTTCGTCGATAAACTTGCCGATGGCTTTGCCCCAGGGAGACTGGGGGTCGGAGCGAATGACGGCAGCGACGGCCTGGGCGACTTCAGGATCGACGGTCAGCCGATTGAGTTGCTCGGGAGTCAGGTTGCCGTCCTTGGCGAAGTGTTTGAGCGACGATTCCACGTCCATGCCCGCTTCTTCGTACACGCGAGCGAGTGGAACCGTAGAGCGTCGTGTCTCGCTGGTAACACGCTCGACAACGTCAGGGGCAAGGTCTTGGACGTTGACCCCGAGACGCTTAGCCTCTGCTTCCAGGTTCTCCGAGAGAAACCCTTTGGCCGATTGCCGGAGATATTCGTGAATCGACTTGAGCATCCCCACTTTGCGATGCCCCGCCTCTGCGTATCGCATGGCATCGGTCATCACGTCGTGCGTGTACATTTTGCGACGCGGATGGAGTCGCACCCATTGAGCGAGTTCCAGGGCGTGCTGCTCTAGCGAGTTCTTGGCATCGGGCGTGCTGAATAGCTTGGCACGCTTCTCCATCATCCCGGGGAATCCTGGCTGGCCTTTGTTCTTCTCAGCCCACTTCGCAAGGTCGTAGGCAATCTGGTGCTTGCTCCGTCCCGTGTAGGCCGTGTCCAGGTAGTCCACGTAATTGTCGAGGATGTATTCCGCTGCCGCCACGAGTCCCGCTTGGTCTCCGGGTTCCACTCGCAGGTTTGGGTCGGTGAGCAGGTCGTTGACGATCTTTGCGGGGACCTTTCGCGTTTCGTGGGACCGCGCCATATCGACGGCGGTCTTCGTGCTACCAGCCTGCCACGATCGCGCAGGGGACATCTCCTCGGTGACCTGCTTGACGACGTTCGGCGGAAGCTGGTTGACTTCGACGCCCAGTCGCTTGGCCTCCAGGTTGAGGGCCTCTGCAATCGCTTGCCGGTCGCTTCTGCTGAGTCGGCTGACATCGACGTAGCGAGTCATGTAGCTCAGCACTTCGCCGGTATCGTCCTCTCCCAGGAGTCGCACGCCACCCCCAAGGCGATTGATTTCGTCCACGAGTTCTTTGTTGAACGTGCGAATAACATCGACTGCAGAGCCGATAGACTGCTGGGCATTGGCGGGCAGCTTAATGCCAAACACCTTCATCGCATCGTTGATGTCTTTCTCTCCGGTGTGCCGAATCACGTCATTCAGGACGCGACGCACTTCGGTTGCTTTGTCCAGAGAGTCGAAAACACTATTGGCGATGGAGACTCTTTTGGTGGCTTCGTCGAGATTGGCGCGGATGTTCTTGATGTCGCGAACGATAGCCGCGTTGTCTTCTTTGGTGAGCTTGTAGGTCTGGCGTTTCGCCTTTCCACTGGGAGTTGCAGTAGGAGCAGCGGATGCGGCAGATTGTTGAGGAATAGGAATAGGTCTGTCTTTTGCGACAATGTAAATGACGTGGCGTGGTGATCCAGCGGAGTTGTTGATTGCCGCAGCGATGTCCTTGGGACCAATTTCAAGTGAGTGGTTGAGTGGATACAATGCGATCTTCCCTGCTCGCTCTAGGTCCATGAGTTCTTTTGTGAGTTCCTCAGGCGTAACACCCAGCTTGTCTCGCAAATCAGAAAGTCGAACGCGATGATTGGACGCGCCTCCAGTCAACTCGAAGTAGGAGTCGAAGACACGGTCGCTTAATGTTTTTGCTGCCTCCGGCGCTGCGGTTGGCGCAGCGGATGCTGTAGTCTCTGGAGAGTATTCTGTTGCCGCGTCGAGTTCCGCCTGCTTGGCATCGACAAATTCTTTGACCCGCTGATCGTAGTTGCCGCGAAGCTTTACAGACTCGGCTGCATTCGCGAGTTGCTCCTCGTAGGGCTGAACGAGTTCACGCCGCCTGGCCGCCATGATTTCATCGGCGACTCCGGGAGTGCCTGCGAGTTCGTCGAGCACGGGATTGACCTGGTCCCCTACGTCTAGGGCGCCAGCGCGTCCCATGGGTCCGTACTTCTGTTGGTTCTTCGTGACGAGACGGGCAAGCTTCTGGGCAGACCGTCCGTACTGTCCGCGAACCGCGTGCTCAAACAGAGACGAGACCATGCGTCCCGGCGCCGACTCGGAGATGGTGCGGGCCGTGGTGTCGAGAGTGCGAGCGAACGCTTCCGCCTTGCCTCCCGCCTTGCCGATAACCCCCGCCTCGTTGTTGAGGAATGCGAGTGGGCCATGGGCCTTCCAGAGTCCACCAAGCTGCTGTCCCATGAGTTCGGGTGTCAGCGTCTCGCCGGCCGCTGCCGCCGTTCGTTCGAGGGCTTCGCGGGCTGCTGGGTTATTCGCCACTAAGTCGCCGAGGGTGGTAGACAGACGCCCTTGCCTCATTCCTACGGGGCGAATCGACGTAATATCGTCGAGGATGCCAGCCATCTTCCCGAGCTTGCCGGCCTTCGAGAGCGCCGAGGCTCCACCGGTGAGGTAGGTGGTTGGGTCGAGGGCGATGTCGGCTGCAAACCCAGCGAGCGTTCCTGTCCAGCCAGAACGTCGTCCGATGAGTCCATATCGCTGCAGGAGTTCCTTGCCGCCGACGCGATTCTCTCCGCTGGTCCAGTTCCAGGGTGCAAGCTGGTCGAATGGGTTTTCCCCTGCCAGCGTATCGCGGACCATCGAACCGGGAATGTCCAGTACATTCCCGACCATTGTCAGCCCTGACATGCCTGCGTTGGTCAGGCGGCGCATCAGGCTAGGGTCCATCTCCTCAGCGATGGGTTCACGACGGCGCTGTCGCTTGGCTACGGACGCAAGGGGATTGGCAAGGAATTCGTCAAGGTCCATGCGTCACCTACTGGAGATTGCGTTTGGCCCAGTCGTACAGAGCCCCGCCCATGGGAATTCCGCCGGTTAGCAGAGGGTTCAGGCTCATGACTGCGCCTTCCGGTGATTTCATGAACGGTCTGAGGCCTTTTTCGGCTTTGCTGTAGAGCTTCTCAAGAGTGCTGGGGCCGTACATGGATTTCACAAGCCCAATCTTGGCGTCGCTCCACCCTTGACGCTTGCCGTACTGCTCAATGAGTTCCGGCTTACCCCCGAGATTGTCGGAGATATGCTGGAGTTCCATTGCTTGATCGTTCGTCAGTTGTAGACCCGCCACGGGATTTCCGGACGCATCCACGGCCGCAGGAAGCGAACCATCGCCCGCGCCTTGTCCCATCGGGGAAAGACCAAGTGCGGCAGCAGCCTGTCGTCGCAAAAGAGGATCGTCCGATTGCATAGCAGCAATCTGCGGGGCCATCTGCATCGTTTCTCGCTGGATCATGTTCCGTTCGCGATTGTTGGCAGATTCCATCATCGCTTCTGCTACACCAGGACCGACGATGCCCGCCGCGCTCAAGGCAACAGGATCGTTCATCGCCCCGGCAGGCATGGCATACAGCGAGGCGAGTCCGCGAGGGGCACCCGCACGCATGGCAGCGGAAGCGGCTTTACCGCCCGCCCTGGCCGCACCACGGGCCATCCCACGCTGCCGAACAGTCTCCTTGGCATTCGCCCTCTGTTCAGCACGAGAGCCTGCCAGAAGCGACGCTAGGCCCCCTGGCGCCTGGGCCGCCATTCCCTCCAGGGCCATGCGTTCATCGTCGTTCAGGGACATTCCTGCCCGTGCCCGCTGCAGAGCGAACCGGGAAACGTCGGCAGTGGAGTATCCTCGGGAGTCGCGATTGGCTTTGCTGGTGCCGAGTCGCGGTGGGTTGGCGAGGGTGTACTGCGTCGTCGGTTCTTTGGGTGGGGCAAGCATCGCCGCCGGGAATGGTCGTAGGCTGGTCGGGTTGCGCGAGGCAAGCTCGAATCCCCGGTCGCCGGTGCCGCGATCCCATACCGACTTCCAGTTGGGGTCAATAGAGACGGGGGTGGACAAGGCTTCCGCCAGCTTAGACTGCTCGCTTTGCACGGCTGGTCGCGGTGCGTTCGCAAGCATCCGGTCTCGTTCAGCGATGTTGGCGTTGTAGGATTTCAGTTGATCCGCAAACGAAGTCAACGCATCGAGACTGGCTGGCTCTCTCCGCACGTTCGCATCAGGAATCCCTTGCGCCGCGTTGTACATGTCAGAGAGTTCGTATTTGTAGTTCACTCCAGGCCGGTTCCGCGCTGCGGAGTAGCCGTTGGGTGGTGGTACAGTGTGCATCATGTCTGCCAATGCACCTTGCGGCGATACAGAGTTTTGTGCAGGAGTGGCCGCTCTCTCTCGCTTTCGATAAAACGATCCAGGCTTGATGGTTGGATTCAAAAGCGGAATTCTGAAAATGTCTTGGACTGGGCTGTATGGACTAGCCATGCTTAAGGCTCCTCATGCGTTCCCGCAGTTGTTGATGCAGACTCGCCGCCGTGCCTTGGGGTGGTACGGGGATGTGATTCCGACGCCAATCCGCCAGTTGCTTTCCCCATGTGGGGTCTGGCTGGATGCTGTGGGCTTCGGGGTGTCTGCGATGGATGTATCTTGGTGCAGGATCGAAGCGAACATCCACCTTGCGGAGCCTGAAGGTGAGCCACTGTATCCAATCCGGGCACACGACTGGCTCCCAGGGATAGCGTAGCCACACGTCGCGACGGCAGCAAATGCCGCCCAGCATTGGATTGTGCCTGACCTTCAAGATTGCATTGTACGCAATCGGAGACGCTTTCCAAACAGCCCCGCTTTCGATTCCGGCAATCGAGATGGCTTCTCCCTCTAAGTTCCACCCATCGAACCCATGGGGGAGCATCGGATCGTCAATCGACAGGTGCATCGCCCATTCGCTAGGGCACGCTTCGTACGCTTGGTTTACCCAGTCCCACTTTTGGCGTGGAGAAGCTGGCCGCACGTGCTGAATCCATTCCGGCGCTCCCGGGAGTTCTTCGGCAACGATAGTCACGGAATGTGGCTGAGTGTTCATGCGTTCGATAGAGCGTACGAGTTCCGCGCCGAATTTATCCCAGTACCCTCCCCAGCACGCACCAGCCAGTCCTACGGTGGTCATGTTTGCTCCTGGAAATGTGGTGCCGGGAGTGGGGTCTGCCATTCCTGATGGGCCATTCTCCACCACGTCAGATACGGTTCGACCGTGTGGACAATCGTTCGAGCGTGGTAAACGTTGAGGTAGGAAGTTGCTCCCGAAAGCAAAAGGCAGCCAGCCTCAGAAGTGTTGAAGTGCAATCCTGGCCACGTCTCGGTTCCTGCGTAGTGTCGCTCGATGCGTTGCCATTTGCGAGAAAAAACATCGTCATTGCGAAACCAATAAAACGTGCCGATGTAAAGCACGGTGGTTCCAAAGGTTAGGAATACTCCCGTAATCGGATGCTGTTCGAGGGATTGGTAAACAAGCGGCATGTAATCCAGGCACACTTCGTGCATGATGTCTGCCCAGGCATGAACCGCAGTGTAGGGGCTTCGCTGGTGCCGGACGCCCTTCGCGTGGCACCGATAGGTGATCCCCGGCTTTCCTTCAATGGTGCGCATGAGGGGCAGGAAAGTCTCGTACTCCCCAAGCGGAGTATTGGGGACGGAAATCACGTCCACGGCGCCGTCGAATAATTCGCTGATTTCGGACGGGTCGGCTGTGTCGTCTCCTGTGGCAACGGCAATCGTCCTCTGTCCGTTGAATAGTTGTAAAGCTTTTCGCAGCCTAGAGATATGTCGCATCCATACGGGCCGATTGTTGTTGACGGGCCAGATGTGGCAGAGCAAATGTTTACGAACAAATCGTTCGGAATTATTCGTAATGGGTGGCGTAGGGCTGGTGTGACGGTACTCGTCCTCAGCAAATACTCCCCAGCCTGTGTGGAAGCGAAGCGGTTCGATTCCAGGTCGTTCGCGTTTGCCCTTGCTTTGCCGAAGCTCTTTCCACATTTGCACCGCTGCCGGTTCGTCGGGTTGCCAGATCGGTTCCTTTCGTTGTCGAACAATCACTTCGTGCCTGGCGGGTGATCGCTCGATTTTGGGAGGGGAGACGTTCTGGTGGGCTGGTTTCGCTGGCATTGGTTCCCGCTGACGCACCGGCATTTCCTTGTGGGGGCAGTGGTGGCAGGATCGCACGTGGGCCATACGTCGATTCGCCGATTCTTCGATGAGCGCTAAACCTGTTTCCCCGTTTCTGTCCACGGTAAAGGATTCGGATACCTGGGCGTGCTGGCAGGTATGCAGGGGGATGAGTTTTTCTTTACCTCCGCAGCAGATCGTCACCAAGGAACCGACGTGGGGTCCGAAGTAGATGCAGGTCATAGCGGCTTCCCTCGGCGTGCTCGCTTCACGGCGATACAGACGAGTTGCGTGGCAAGGATAGGGACGAACGGCAGCTTGCGTTCGGCAGCTTGTTCAGCAAGGCGGCCGAGAATCAGGGGAAGCTGGTGCAGGCATTCGTCAGGCCCCCAGGCGTCGTACTCGTGCGCGTGCTGGCAGCAGGGACAGTCTTTCGTGGCATGAATGAGGAACCAAGAGAACATGCGAGCCATTTGCGAACCGACACCCCGAGGATTCCGTGGCATCGTGCAGGGTTCAATTTGAATCAAGCAATGTCTTCCGCTGTGATTGTGAAAATTACTGGATCACCAACATCACAGACACACCCACCTACGGTGATTTCTTCAATCGTTCCAGTGTAAACGATTTCTAACGGTGGTCCGCATGTGATGGATGCCTGAACAAGTTCACTCAATTCGCACGTTCCAGATCCAGTCCCAAACCCAAGAATTATTCCAGAAGTGCTTTTATCCGAAGAAAGGCAGCTAATGCTTGCGCTTTGTGGAAAAAGTGCGCAATCGTCTGTGATGTTGGATGTGTCGGCTCCATACCAATAAAGGCATGACCCCTCCGGCGATGCTTCTGGATCGAGAATAATATACCCCGTAAATGCCCCAGAGAACGTGACTCTTAGCCGTCCTCCGTTTTGCCAGTAACTATTAAGCCAAGCGCATCCGCAACACTCATCGCAGCAACAGTTTGCAGACCATGCCAGTTGTCCGCTGTCAGCAAAGAGCAGCCGTCCTCCGTTGAACATGAGCGGCATGGACTAGACTCCGCTGGATACGTCGCACGGATCGCCGCAGAGTAGTTCGACCGTTGCCGATTCTTCGTCGCACAATCCGTAAATGACGGACACCACGCCTTCAAGGCAATAGCCGTCTCCGTAGTCGATGTCCTGCACAACGACGGTAGGCGTGAGCGAAATTTGCTCGATAGTCGTGGAGGCTTCGGATGGCAGGAGCAAGCACTTCCGTTCTTTGGTCACGTTGATGGTGCAGCTACCGGCCTGAGGCCCTTGGGAAGCGCTGTAGTTCCCGGCGACATGAACCACCTCCCAGTCCGTGACTACATCCACTTCGCTTCCTTCGATGGTAGACGACACGGTATCGACTTCGCCGCAGGACATCACGGACATTTGTTCGCGATACGCAGTCACGACAATGTCGCACCCCTCTTGTCCGGTGGTCTGCGACAGTTCGACGTTGTAGACGACGTAGGTGCCAACGTGTTGCACTTGCGTAACAACCCAATCGCCATCCTCCTTGCGAAAGAGGAGCACTGCCAAACCTGAGGTTCCCGAAAGCTGGAAGGTATTCAAGAACGTCCCAGACGCTGGAGGTGTGGGACACCCATCGGCGTATTCATCCACGCTCGACACAGAAGCGGTGGCATCGTCGGGACAGAGGTCGGCGGACAGGGTGCCAATGGCCCAGCGAGGTTCGTACTTGGGAATGATCGTCCATCGTCGCTCGGAAGTGAACGACTGGGGATTAGTTCCGTGGTAGCTCAGCAAGACTTCTTCTTCGGCAAGCACCTTGCGGACTTCGCCCCAGTCATTGCACGCCGTGACAGAGCAATTGCTGGCTGTAGAACCGCAGCTTGCCGATTCGTCGCTGTAGAGAACCACTTCCCCCGATTGCCCGCAGGGAATGTTGTCCACGACCTTTCCTTTGCGCGTCAAGCCGTGTGAACCCACAAGGTCATAGACGTTCGAGGCGTTCACTCGGGCAAAAGCGATTTCCCCAGGAAGCAGGCAGTTCCAGTAACCAGGGTCGCCAATGGTGATGACGGTTGCCGTGTCCTCCCATTCCAGGGTTGCGGCGTTGTACTGCATCAGCAATCCGTTTGCCGTCTGTCCTGGAAACAGGCATCCCGTTGCTTTTACCATGACGACTGAGGTTCCATCAGGCAGGATGAACCAGCGACGAAACTCAGGATGGTAGTGAGCGAATAGCTCCGCATCCGCCAGGATCGAGGAGCCTCCGCTGGTTCGGTAGCACGCAGGAACGATGGGGCCAAGCCTATCACCCTCACATGCCGGAGAGGGTGGAGGAGTCAGTGACGAGAGGGTGATGTCGCCGACGGTGTTGTTGGCGATGTTCTCCAGGGCAATTGCGCGTCGCCGCAGGCCAAACTCACTAACGGTCTGGAAGGATTCTCCGTAGGCTTCGCACCAGAATTCCTCGCCAGGCAGGGCGCACGTTCGATACATGGGGTCTGCCACGGGAATGGTGGTCGAGGTCGCCACCCAGGCACTCCCATTCCACCGCAAGACGTTGCAGGTCGCCGTATCTCCGGGCATGAGGGCATCGCTGACGGGCGTGACTCGCAGCAATCGTTCAGAGCGCATGACGCGCACGACGCCATAGGCTGCATCGCCCATGATGACGACGCCCTGCCGTCCTCTCCCGAGAGCGTAAGAGTCGATAACGGTACCCCACTCCTGACCGCTGACGGGAGTCTCTCCCGTGTCGTACATGGCCAGGCAAGGGTAATCATTGGTCGCCACCCTCCCACGTTCCCCGACGGGTACGGTCATAGGGCCGTTGATAATGAAGTGGGGCAGAGAGTCAATCGTGGGGCGTCGCACCGAAACGACGGTCGGTCCTTCTCCGGTAATGCCGCCATCCTCGGGGCGAGTAGACTCGACAATTTCCACAACCCCGAAGGGTGGAATATCGCTGGAGCCAGCGTTGTAGATTTCAATCCAGCGTTGCTGTTGATGGGGGGAGCGTGCGTCCTGCGGAATCATTCAAAAGCCCTGTGCTGGAGCTGGGTGAGCCGAGAGAGACGACGCCGTTCCTGGTGGCTGGGAGTAGTGTAATCGAATTCGTGATGCTCCGAAGCCGTTGTGGTGGCCACGCGATCATTCCCCCATCGCCAGCCGACTTGAGCAATCGCCCCAGTCAGCCGGATGTCGCGCAGCCCTTCGTACACCATGGTGCGTTCTGGGCGCCCGGAATACGTGGCGGTGATGGACGCCAGATAGGCTCCGGCCTCTTGGGAGACTTCGCCTTGGGTGTCGGCCTGCGAGCCATAGGGCGAATCCTGAACCACCACGCGATGCAGGTTGCGATGGACTTCGACGCGAGGTTCGGTAGTGGCGATGGATTCGTTGACGGAGTTGGAGAACCGTTCTCGGATAGGTTCGCCATCGCCGTAGGTGCCCGTGTAGGCAGCGTAGAGTTGCAGGTCGGCCTCGGCAGGCGCCCCATCGGAATCCCACTGAATCACGGGGTACTCGAAGATAATCAGCGAGTATTCGGGAAGGATGCGGAATTCGCCCGCGTAAGGGGCGTTCGAGGTGGTGTTGCTCTTGTGATCGTTCTGGGGCCAGAACACGCCTTTGACGACGGGCTTGGGGCACCGCCCAATACTCCAATCGTCATTGACCGTTTCCGCAAGCTGCTGGAGCAGGGTGACGTTCTGGATGTCAATCGCGCTATCCTGGCCGCTCTTGATGCGATACCAACGCCAGACGGACTTGAATGCCAGTGCCCTGGCTTGGGGGTCTACGTCCGCGAAGGACGTGTACCATTGCGTGCTCCAGCCATCCGTAGGCTTGTAGGTCAGGTCGTCGATGATTTTGATACTGCCGTCGAGGTCGATCCCCACGGCTTCCAGCGTAAACAGCGATTGATAGTGCGTGTCGCCGGCACGCAATTCCACGCGCGATGGCATGACCGCTTGCGTGTAGCTGGTGGTCGGCGTGACGGCATCGACGGCATCGAGCACAGCCCCGGCGCCGATACGGTCGATCCTGGTTACGCCGTTCGGTTGGGGACAGACGACGAGTCCTGCCAGGTCGCAGAGTCGCTCCAGTTCCGCCGCCACGGGAGCGTCCCGCCAGAGCACTTCCGGGTACACCTCGGGAATGTTTCGCAAGTCAGGCGTTTCGTCGAGTTCCCCCAGGAGCGATTCCAAGAGCACCGTCAGGCTGGCGCGGCGGCTTTCGGCAATGCTGCCGTTGCAGCGTCGCGTGTTGTACTCGCCGGTGATGCGGGGATACCGCCACTTCCAGCGTCGGTCGTACACCTGAATGGACCAGGCCATCGGGGTCCGGTCGCGCCAGACTCGCAGGGTGTGAGGACCTGTAACGCATTGACCGAAGTCGATCAGTTCTCCGCCGAATCGCAGGCGCAGGGTTCCGTGGAACGGATCGGTGGAGGGCTGGGTGATCATCCGCAGGCGAGCGATGGAGGGTTGCACGCCGCGACTGAGGGTGAATTCGCCGCCGATGATGTACGGGGTGAATGGCCCGAATTCGCAATAGCCCTGGGGGTCTGCCATGCGCGACTACCGATCAGGTGACGGCGTAGGTTCGGTCGGTTCCAACGTCGAGCGTCACGTCGTCAGCGATACAACCATTTAATTTGTATCCGCCGGATGCGGTCACCGACTTGTTGGGGTCCAGGAACGTGGACCCTTTATACATGTTGATCGCGTTCGTGATCGTCACCGCCCTCAGGTCCACCGACTTATCGAAGGTCCCTGCCGACCCCACCGCGAGCGTCGTGAGCGTGCCGCTGGAAGCATAGTTGCATGTTCCGTTTTGCACGTCGATGCTGGCGTGGGCGCCTGTTCCAAAGATGTTGACCGTGCCTCCCGACGAGATGTCGATGTCGCCAGACGCGGTCGCGGTGTTGATCGTGAGCGTGCCGCCGCACACGTCGATAGTGGAACTCGTGAGAGTGACGGTCGTTCCGCAGACGATGGTGGCGCCGCTGCTCGTTCCGTTGCCGCAGCGGATCGTCACCAGGGTGCTCGTCTCTCCCTGGAAAAACGCCACGCCCACGTCGCCCTGTTGTACGTTGAGCACGTTGGATGCGTGCGTTCCCAGGAGTAGGGTGGTTGGCTGTCCGGTGATGAGTCGGCTGCCGTATCCGTAGACATTGAAGATGGATTGGCCAGCCCCTGCGTCGATGCGAATCAGGGTTGATCCCGTCCCCACGCCGGTCTCCAGGTCGTACGTGCAGGTGACCGTGTTATCGTCAAACGTCAGGTATTTCGTGCGATACTCGTTGTAGGGCTTGCTGCTGTTGTCCGTATTCACCTCGGGCAGGCCAATCTTGCCCGTGTAAGTCTTCGTCTTGATGAACGCCGCAGGCTGGATGGCCGGAGAGAGTCCGTACTTGCAGTCGATGCTTCCACTGTTGAAGACAATCGTATCGTTGTCTACGGGCACTGTGTCGCCCGACCAGTTGTCCGCGTTGCTGAAGAAGTGCTTGCCGGTGGCCACGGTAGTGTTAGCGAGGGTCGCGGTTCCGGTGCCTGCCGTGCTTTCGCTTGCCGTAAACGTATGGGGCTTGCCTGCGGTGCGGGCCGTGAGGACAACGACGGAGGTCGCTGCCGCGTCGATACTGGCCACGGCTTCCGCGAAGTGAGGGATGAGCTGTGCCCCGCCTTGGGCAATCGTAGGAGAGCACGTTGCCGAAGTGTCGGTCAGTGTTTCTCCGTTGAACGCCTGCTTGATGGTCGTGGCCACCTGGGCCGTAGTCGTCAGCGTGCCAATGGTGACGACGAAATCAATTCCATCGCACGTGATGGTGCAGGTATCCCCTTGCGCCCAAGTGTTGGCAATGGTAATCGAATCCACTTGAAGAACGTCTTTTGCCTTGCCCTTCCAGACGCGGGTAGCCATGCTTCACCTCAGATGTTATTCGGAATCGGGGCCTGCGGAATCGGCGAGTTCATGACGTACCGCCAGTTGGTACGATAGCGAACAAACTGCCTTCCCGCGAATTCTGGGTTCTCGTTTTCGACGTATCGCTGATCTACAAGTTCGAGTGACGGCAGGATCGGGCCTGGCATGAATCCCAGGGGGTAGCCGTCGTATCCAATGGCGAACCCTTGCTGAAGAATCTCTTGCCGCGTCATGGCAGAGACTTGCTGCCAGCGTGCTGGTCCAAGGTTCATCTCCACCATGCGTCGTCGAGGGCCAGTGGTTCCGGTGACGGAGACCGACTCCCGGAAGGCAATGAGTTGCGACTCCAGGTCTTTGTACTCGGCTTCCAGGATGATGTAGAACGTGCGGCAGGTGGCATACTCCTCGGGGTCCCCCTTGGGCCAAGAGCGGTACACGACTTTCACGCCGCTGATGTTGTTGGGGTTGGTGCTGCTCGATTGGAGCTTGTGGGGAGTAAGGGTTCCATCGTCCTGGTACAAGCCGCAGTCTACGTCGGTGGCGCCCGTGTAGGCGTTGATGAGTTCGTTGATGCGGGTCGTGAGCGCGGATTGCCCGGTATAAACCAGTTCGCCGTGCAGGTGCAGGCGATAGAGCTTGGTCATCGGACGGCCGCGCGGCGAAAACCGCGTAGTGATCTCCATCGAGGTCAGGTTTACCTCGTTGTCCGGGTGTTGATAGCCGCCGAATTTCCAATACATGCCTAGATGTTCACGTCTGTAATGGTTTCACGGCTTTGTTCGTAGGAGCGTTCGAGTGCTTCGAGTCTGCGGTGATCGCTGGTTAGGTCGTGCAGGGCACGGGTCAGGAGTTGGTAGGTCGTGTCGCGATAGCTCCGCTCGGCACGGCTGGTCTGTGTCTCCACGTCGTGCAGGCTATCGAGGGTCGTATCGTACCGCTGAGACTCCGCAAGTTCCTGACGGTAGAGGATGTCGCGGGCACCTGCGTCGGAGGACTGGAATCCCCGCCGCATGTCTACGGTGCTGAAGTCGGGTGGAGTGAGGGGTGGGACGACGGATTGGGGTGGGACGGTGGGTTCCTGCGGTGCAAACGCAGGAGGTTCGAGGGTGCTGAATTCTGCGGCGGGATTGGTAAGGGGTGGGGCAGTGGATGCGTTCTGAGTTGCTTGTCCGACAACATTCCGCATTGCTCGCAGGAGAATATCCCCGAGTGCTTTGGCGTCGAATTCGTCGTGTCCGCTCATCATGGCAAGAGGTCACTAGGGAGTCGAGTCGTTGGTGATTTGGAGTTCGCGCGAGGAATTGCCGGTTCCGGTGGCCGTGCAGATACCTTCCAGAAGGAGATCGACCTGAGTCTTGCCTCGTTCGGGTGCTGGTCCATGAGCGGGAACGTGCATGTTCGCAAAACTGAACGTCGTGGAGACGGTTCCGTTGGTGAAGGCAATCGACGCCGCCGCCCCCGCAGCAGACATGTCGTAAAGGTCTGCGTTCGTTGAGTTCCATGGGACGCGGCAGGTCAGGCCGATTTGACGATCCCTGGGGCGGATGCTGTGAGGGGTGAGAGCGTTGGTGTACTTGGCGTAAAGGAAGTTGTTTCCGGCAAGCGTGAATTCTTCGATATGGCGGGTGCTGCCGTTGATAGTGACGGCCCCCGTGCAGTCCTGAAATGCGTAGGGTGCGTAGCCGGCGGAGGTTCCTAGGGTTGGAGGAGTTCCCGGCCAAGACGTGGATGCCGTGTTGCTGGCGATGATGCTGAGGGACATGTAGAGCATGTCCGGTTCGCCAGCCTCTTGAAACTGCGGCGCCCGCGACCGGATTACCCACTGGTCCACCATGCAGTCGGTGTACTCAATGGTACCGTAGTCGTTGTCGGTCAGGATTCCGAAGTAGGGGAGTTCGTCGGCCAGGCTGAACGTGGTGCCCGAGACGCTGTCGCCGATCATCTTGGGGAGCAGCGTCACAAGGTCGGCGGGAGAAACGTACATGTGGACGGTGCCGTGGTAGAACGCCGCACCTTCGCGATGGCGCACCTTGAACCGCGAGCGAGTTCCACGAATCCCCTTGCCCCCGATAATCCGGCCGTGCTTGCGGATGTCGTGGCTGAGGTATTCGTAGATTTCGCTACTACTGTCGAACGTGTGGGGGCTGGCCCCAGGCTCGAACAGGATCGCGGTGAATGCGCCCTGCGAATGCGTTCCGCCCGTCATAATCCGTCCCTAAAAACCGTTGCTGGGCAGGGGGATTACGATTGGAAGGTAAACGTCACGTCTCCGGCTGCGTCTGCCACGACGCGAATCCAGGGCGCCACGTCCACGCTGGCGGGCAGGACATAGGCCCTGGCCGCAGCCACCGTGAGCGTTACCGCCGCTCCCGCAGCCGTGTACAGGGCGCGATAGGTCCCGTTCTCTGCAGAAGCAGCGTGAAACGTCAGCGTCGTGATGCTGGAGCCCGTGGGTACGTGGACCAGCCCCGCGCCGAACAGCGACTTGTTGATTTCGGGAGTAGTTGTGGCGCTGGTAGTCAGCGAGGCAGCGATGGCTTTGGAGTATCGCCCGTTCAGTCGTCCTTGCGTTGCCATGGATTAGCTCGTGTAAATAGGGAGGGTGATGATCTTGAACGGCTGCCAAAACACCTCGCCGCTTCCAGGCGTGAATTTGTACTCGAAGCGATATTCGTGGTCACCCTCGGGAATTGCGGAGGCTGGGAAATCGTGCCGGAAATTGTATCCCGTGGAGTCGATTGTCCAAATAGACGCTGTTTGAAGTGTGTCAAACACGACATTGGCAATCGTGAGTTGCGTGCTGGCGACGATGACCTGAGAGGTCGTCATGTCAAACACGGAGTAGTAAATGCTGCTCAGGCTGGCTTGCGTGATGTTGGTGCCAGAATAGTTGGTCACGCGGGCGAGATTGGTTCCGCCGCCATCTTCAAACAGAATGCCTTCGATTACTCGGACAGCCATCGTGTGCCTCCTGCGACTTGCCCCGCCGTCGCTCCTGCGTGACCGACTTGCCCAGGATACACGCCATCGCTATCTGCTTTGAGTCCAGCCGCCCCAACCATTCCGGCTACGGCACCAGGATTTCCGACCATAGCCGCCCGCACAAACCAAGGACCATCGAATCCAGACGACGACATCCACCACATGCTGTAGCGCCAGTAGTCGTGCATCAGCTAATCCCCGTAACTGGGTCAGCGCCAGCGTTGGTGGTAAGTGTTTTCGTCCCCAGCGTGGTGCTGCCGTCGGTTTTCTTGATCGTCAGTGTCGTTCCACTGATCGCCGATT